CAGGATCATTTATTCAAGTTGTTCCTGAATATCATAAACTTAAAAACAAATATCAACTCATGTGGGATCAAAAGGATTGCGATGGATATCTTAAAACAGCCGCAATACTTGCCGCCTATGTTGACCAGAGTATAAGTACTAACACATTTTACAATCCAGCACATTGGGCAGATCGTAAAGTGCCAACTACATTGATTATTAAAAATCTAATGCAGGCACATATTTGGGGGTTGAAGACATTCTACTACAGTTTAATTAACAAAGCTGGTAGTAAGGCTGTTGAAGATATACAACCGTTAGAAGTAATAGACTTTGATAACGAAGAAGATTGCGAGGCTTGTAAACTATAATGCATCTAAATCCAGTATTTTCGATACCTCTTTGGTCGGACATTTTATACGAAATATCTGATCAAAACTTATCCGATGCAGAAACTTATTTGCATCAATTGAATCGTCAAGATAATTTTGGAAGAAATATTTCCAATCGAGGAAAATCTTTTCAAAGTAAGACTAAGTTCACAGAAGATTTTGTCGACACACCTTTAGAAAATATTTTAGAAATTATTCTTACACGTTTACAAAATTGCATGGCAGACTTAGATTCTCCAAAAGAATTAGAATTCGAATCATTATGGTTTAATATTAATTCCGAATCTGGTTACAATGTTGTCCATACTCATAGCGGAATTTTATCCGGCACATTTTATATTAGTATACCCGAACCTGCGGCACCATTGAAAATTACTAGAGAATTTGATATGATAAATCATTTTTGGGGATCTATCGAAAGTCGTCATCGTACACCGATAACTTCTACGGTTGCTACTCTAGTACCAGAACCTAAATTGTTAGTAGCCTTTCCTAGTTTTATGCCTCACGGTGTAGAACAGAATATGGCAAAAGAAGATAGAATAAGTCTATCATTTAACACAAGAATAAAACGAACATGAGCCAAGCACAATATAATTTAAACACAAAGACAGACTATCTCAATCGAAAGATGTTCTTGGATCCTGCAGGTCCAGTGACCATTCAAAGATTTGAGGAAGTAAAATATAAAAAGATTGCAGACTTTGATGCAACAGCACGTGGATTCTTTTGGCAACCAGAAGAAATTAGTTTGAGTAAAGATGCTAATGACTTTAAAGATGCCAGCGAAGCTATCAAACACATCTTTACAAGCAATCTATTACGACAGACTGCGTTAGATAGTTTACAAGGACGCGGCCCAACACAAGTGTTTACACCAGTATGCAGTATTCCTGAGCTAGAAGCATTAATGTATAATTGGGGATTTTTTGAAACAAACATTCATAGCAAAAGCTATAGTCATATAATCCGTAACATTTATAATGTGCCTAAGGATATATTCAACACTATTCACGACACACAAGAAATTGTTAGTATGGCATCAAGTGTTGGCAAATATTATGATGCACTTCATCTTATCAATTGCCGTAAAGAAGCCGGAGAAAAGATCAATGAACAAACACATATTAAAGCTATTTGGATGGCTCTTAATGCTAGTTACGCCCTCGAAGCCTTTCGCTTCATGGTATCATTTGCAACTTCTCTTGCAATGGTAGAGAATAAGATTTTTATTGGTAATGGCAACATTATCAGTTTGATTCTACAGGATGAACTACTACACAAAGGTTGGACTGCTTATATTATCAATCAAGTAGTCAAAGAAGATCCACGTTTTGTAGAAGCCAAAGAAGAATGTGAGCAGGAAGTTTATCAAATGTACATGGATGTTATCCGTGAAGAAAAAGATTGGGCAGTCTATTTGTTTAAGAAAGGTCCGGTAATCGGCCTTAATGCAAATATTCTAATTGATTTTGTCGATTATACCGCGGTCAGTGCTTTAAAGGATATCGGTATTAAGTATCAACAGACTGCTCCAAAATCAACTCCGATTCCTTGGTTCAATAAACATTCAGATACAAGTAAAAAACAAACTGCACTACAAGAAAACGAATCGACTAATTATGTAATTGGTATTATGGGAGAAGGTATTGACTACGATGCCTTGCCTGCGCTATAATAACACAAAGGAAATATTATGACAGCTATTGTATGGAGTAAAAATCAATGTCCTTATTGCGATCAAGCAAAGGCATTGTTAAAAATGAAAGGTATTGAATTCGAAGAACGCAATATTAATAAAGATTACACACGTGAACAATTACTGGAAGCAGTACCCAATGCCAGAACTGTGCCGCAGATATTTTTAGACGATAAATTAATAGGCGGGTTTACAGAACTCAAAAAACATTTCGAAGGATAAACATGTTAATCAATAAAGGTATTGCAGAAGGCGAAATCGTAACAATCAAAACCACAGCAGGTGAAGAAATTGTCGCCAAGCTAGTGTCGGATGGCCCATTAGGTGTTACTGTTAAGAAACCACTTTGCTTAACGGCAACTAAGGATGGAGTAGGCCTTGTTCCATTTTTGTTTACTACAAGTTCGGATATCGATATTACTATTAATAAGAATAGTATTATGGTATTGGCTCCAACTATGAAAGATGCGGCTGACACATATATCCAGCAGACTACCGGCATTAAATTGGCAACAGCATAATGGGATCTGTTTCATTAGCAGGCGATACAAATGCACATGGCGGCGCACCTTTTGATAAAGGGCTGTCGACTAATGTATTGATCAACGGCAAAGGAGTAGTTCTTGTCGGCCAAACCGGCAGTAATGAAAATGATGATCTTTATAATAGAAATCCTCGTGGCCACTCACAAGGTATTGCGGCTAACCAAACAGCGGCCGCCGGTAGCGGAACTGTTTTCATAAACGGTAAATCCGTACATAGAGTAGGCGATGCAAGAATCGACGGAACAACCGCAGGCCCTGGATCGGGCGATACCAATTGCGGTTGACAAACATTTTTTAGTGTGTTAAACTAGATATAAGTACTCTGTACTTGCCTAAAGGAGAATTAAATGGCTACAAATAAATTTGCAGAATTCACTGCAATCATCGAAGCAATGGAATCAGATTTTGAAAAGTTTTACGATAAAGAAGTAGGTGCCGCAGGCACTCGCGTTCGTAAGCATTGTCAAGATTTGGCTAAATTGTGCAAAGAAACACGTAACGATGTTACGGCAGTCAAAAACGCACGTAAAGAGTCAAAATAAGTCAACTAAATATTAGTCTAAGGCGTTATTATATTATACGCTAAGGAGTATATTATGAAAAAGATAGTTTTTGCTTTATCATTATTGGCATTAGTCGGATCAGCAAGTGCCCATGAAGGTTTTTATCATCGTGGTGGTTGTTGCTATCGTGGCGGCTACGGCTTAGGGTGGGTTGCACCGGCAGTAGTAGGTGGAGTAATTGGATACGAATTAAGTCGTCCAAATACAGTGGTTGTTGAACAGCCTCCAGTTGTTTATACACAGCCTTCAGTTGTTTATACACAACCAACTGTTCAAGCACCTCCAGCAGGTATGCATTGGCAAGAAATGATTGACCCCACATCCGGTGTACATAAAATTGTAGCGGTGCCAAACTAATATGGCATATAGCGACAAAGTAATCGATCATTACGAGAACCCACGTAATGTAGGATCTTTTGATAAGAATGATCCTACAGTGGGTACTGGTATGGTCGGTGCACCTGCTTGCGGTGATGTCATGAAACTACAAATAAAGGTAGATGAAGATGGTATTATTAGAGATGCTCGTTTCAAGACATACGGATGTGGAAGTGCAATCGCCAGTTCTAGCTTGGTCACAGAATGGCTCAAAGGAAAAACGTTGGACGAGGCGGGAAGTATTAAAAACAGCGACATCGCCGAAGAGTTGGCTCTTCCACCTGTTAAAATTCACTGCTCAATCCTCGCAGAAGACGCAGTAAAGGCCGCAATCAATGATTACCGTAACCGACAAAGCTAAGGCTAAGATTAAAGAAAATCTTACCAAACGCGGCAAGGGCGTCGGTATTCGTATAGGTGTAAGAACTACAGGTTGTAGTGGATTAGCGTATGTGTTAGAGTATGTGGACCAGTACGAAGGAACAGAAGGCATAATCAATTATGCTCAAAATGATTTCTGTGTGCTAGTTAGTTTGAAAGATGAACCATACTTAACAGGGCTAACAATGGATTGGGTCCGCAATGGACTCAACGAAGGATTTGATTTTCAAAATCCAAACGAGCGTGACCGTTGTGGTTGCGGAGAAAGTTTTCGAGTATAAACTCCGTTGACATAATTTGAACAAACTAGTATAATACTAGTATTGTTATAACTTTTGGAGTTAAAATTGACACCAGATCAGCAAGATTTTTGGAATTGTTTAAAATTTGATGCACAATACTTTGCTCATAGTTGCGGCAAAGATATGAAGGGAAAGTCAGAAAACAAAGTGAATAAAGAAGCTCAAAATTATCTTGATTTGGCCATGGGGCATTTGTCAGTAGAAGATCTAACTGGGGTAGTTAAAACCTGGCTTAGTTATTATCATTTACCATTGGATCCTAACAAGTTAGGTGAGCCATATGATAAATTTCACAAAAAGTACGGTGCTTGGATTGCCAACAATGCTAAAAATATTACAATGATTGGATGTTACTAATGAGTATGCATCTATTACCGCCCATGTATTCAACTACAGGCAAAAAGAAAGGCAAAAAGAAATTCGCTTCAGCAGAACACGCAAGGAAAGCTAGAGAATTGGACGAGTCATGGAAGGAACTTCAGAAAAAATGGGGTATCGAAGCAGAAGAAAAGAAACGAGTATGGGAAATCCTGAATCAGAAGTAAAAAGCAAACGGCCTTTTCCAGTTTGGTTGCTTTTATTGGCAGCTCCGTTTATAATTGCTATATGGGTCATAATGAATCCCAAGAAATATTGGCAACAAGTCAAGAAAGATTTGGAGTTATTGTGACTCACGAAGAATACCTTGAGCAGTTAAGAGCTGTGGCGCCAAAGACTCCCGAAGTAGCCCGTGCTTTCCTTAAAAGTCTTGGCCTGCTTAAAAAGCGGCGGATACTTGAAGGCGAAGAACTTGAACAAGTACTAACCATGTTGCGACTGCTAGGTCCCGGTGAGGCATCAAACAATCAACGTGTCTGGACTACATCATGGCGTGTAGGCAACATTGAATACAATCATCACGTGGGCGATGGCTTTGAAGAACTAGAAGAGGTAACGGATGATGA